CTACAAAGTCCATCATAAACAATTACGGAAATTAAGTCAACTGTTTGTTTTTTAGTAATAAGTTAGTAATTACCTAACGCCAAACATGATTAGGTTAGGAATGAGGGTGGGAAACATCTTGTGGATGTCTTTGAAGAAATCACGGTCGTTGTCGTAGTTGTCGCTGCGACCGTTGTTTTGTTGATTCTGCTGGGAGACTTGAGATATCTTAACAGAGTTATCGACCTTGGAGTTAGGGGAGTTGATGATAATTGCTCCGATGTGTACATTGTCTCCTTCAATGATAACTCCACCACCGGACTTTGGTTTAGGGTTCTGAGTTGTGGATCTAACCGTGGTTCTTTCAACGATCACGTCCTCCATGAGGATAGCCCCTTGTTCATCCTTCTTAACGGATGCACACCCTGTTACAACGATGCTAATAGGTATCAAAAACTTCAATAGTCCGTTTGACATAATCTTTTGGATCTTTCACAAAGACCTGAGGCAGGTCACCATCAACAGCAATCAAAATGACTATCTGTTCAATGTCCAGATCATATCTTTCCTTGACCATCAAAGCATATGCTGTGGACTGAATAAAATAGTTGTCAATCCACTGCTCTTTCTTTGGCTTACCAGATGTCTTATAGTCTAAGATTGTTGGTATACCGTTGTACATGCATATGAGATCAGAAGTTCCCGCAGCACGCAACCTATCAGAGTATAGTGGATACTCAATACCATACACAGTTTCAACATTTTTGTCAACAAAAGGTTGAATGTCGAGGAATAATGATGTAGTTGTTGGCATCTTGTCGAGAGCAAAGTCCTCAACATTGGCAACGTAATCCTCCATCATGGTGTGGAGCTTAGTACCACGCCTGGATGCCTTTCCAGATATCTCGTTTGCCTTTTCTTCACCAATACTTTTTCTCCACTTGGCAATGCCTTCTTTACTAAGCTCCGAAAGGATAGTTGTAACAGATCTATACTTGTCTCCGTTGGGAGTAACATAGTATCTCTTACCATCAATTTCCTGCCGGGGGATTTCAAGCTTAGGGAGTGGTTTATGGTCAAAGTATTTGTTTCTCACGGAATCCTATTTACCAAAGTGTTTATTAATTACATTCTCTGTCTGAGCTTGTTTGATAGACTTTGATGCTCCATGTCTATCTGCTAGCGTACTAGATGGATGAGCCTCTGATATTTTAGCAAGAGTGTCTCTCCATCCACTATCGTTTCTGATTCCTCCAACTCCACTAACAATGTTAAGACCATCACTAGGCTCAAAATATCTCTCAACACCAGGATTACTTAGGATGTATGAATCATATTCTGAAATACGCATAGTGTGCTCAAACACATCCCCTGTTGTACAATCACGAAACTTATAACTTGGCATAATTTATTTCCATTTAGGACCATGAACCCAACCAACCAGAGCCTTGCGGGTGCCTTTGGTTATTGGCTTGACCTCATGCAATATGTATGATGGGAAGAAGGTAATGGTTCCTCGTTGCTTTGAAATTGGAAATGGAATACCAGATGTGATCAGCTCAACATCTCCACCTTCGTATTCAGATGGGTCGGTGAGTTGTAAAGTGAAACTTAATTTCCTGGGGTACTGACCAAGTCCTTGATAGGCAGTATCAATATGAGGTTCGTAAAAGTCCCCTTCATTGTATACTGAGAACTGCAACGACTCTATATAATTCAAATCAAAGTTAAACCATTTGTTGTTTGCGTGAGCAATTGCATCAGTCAGTGATCGAAATAGCCAACTACTTTCCTCACTAGCACGTACCCACCCAACAGTAGTTTTCCTGGCTGACAATATTTTAGTTGCAACACGCGCATCCTCAAATGTCGTACTTGCCCCTAGATCTTCAATCTTGGTAAGATCCTCCTCACTGAACACCTCATCATAGTAACAATAGGTATTAACTTCGTGTGTATCTAACTGCCATGTAGTATCAGCCATATATCTCTCACATTATACTTCATTATATTTACTTTGCCGTCCACTTAGTTTGCTTGACTGCTGGCTTCTTCGCGGCAGGTTTACGAGCAGGCTTTTTCTGTGGAGCAGGAGTAGCCTCTGCTGTTAGAGTTGGTGTAATCCTTGCTACAACCTCTTTAGCAGGAGCATGACGTTTATTCCAGAACCAGTTAGTAAACACTAGTAGCTTGCCTTCTATCCAGCCCATTAATTTATTATTCCAAAACCAGTTATTGTTCATTCCAACTCTCCTGATGTTTATCAATATCTAGTTCATCATAGAACTGATCGTATTTTTTATTTTTCAAAGCCCTATCAATATGTTTGACAGACCTCTCGGCTACTTCTTTTTTAATTACTTTTGATACGTGATGCTGTTTCTCGTCAGATGAACGATAACTTTTATTAGTCTTTCCCATCTCAACCCTCTAATAACCCTGGATACAATTCTTCGACTAGCTTCTTAGTAATTCCCTTATAAGGAATAGTCTTATCCTTTACGGATATTAGCAGTCGAGCATCCTCTTTATTGACATTCTCGAGAAGCTGAACAAACAAGTACTCTCTCCGTACTGGCTTGAGATTGTCGTTACCACCCTCAATAAACAAATACATGCGTCTTAGCTCACTATACAGTACACCCTCTTGGTCCGGAAGCTCGTTAGGTTTATAAGGAGGTTCCCCTTCTGGCAAGAGGAATTTAACCTTCTCATCATACGCATATTTAAACAGCGCTCTGATTGCAGGTGAGTCGTTTGCTCTCAGATAGGCCAACTTATCTTGCTTCTTCTCATACTCAGAAGCCTTTTTAAGTATTTCAGATAAACTTAGTTTCATTAAAATTCCCCAGCGTGTTCCATAAGTGTTTTCAGTTTGTGTTGCTGCAAGTACCCAATAATATTTACCTTTTTAGGTATTGCTCGTTGTCTTGCAATCTCTTCTTGAATTCTATTGGTGATAGGTTCAGGAATTTGATGAAGGTCAATCATCTTTCTATTTCTAGATATGTATTGGAATTCTGGAACCTGATGTATCTCGTCCCATGACATTTTAATCCATTCTTGTAGTTTAGTTTTTGATACTGGCTTCTGTCTCACACCATCCACAAAGGAGTTGTCAGGAGACAGAGCATTAGGAACTCCATCTCCTGAATCCCCAGTAATTACTAACTCCTTGAGATACATCTGAGGATTCTCTACCTTGACATTTCTTTTGCGAATAGGATCAAATTGAATGATCTTATCATTGTGTAGCTGAATGAAGTCTTTATCAGCCGATAAGATTAATGTGTCTTCTGTGGCATCTAAGCAGAAGGTAGCAATAATATCATCAGCCTCACACGACTCAACCTGTATCACAAGGTATGGTAGGTGCTCCTTGATCTCTTCACGGATTCTGTTAAGGATATCAAATACAGCCGGCCAATCAATATCACTCTGATCTCTCGACTTCTTCCGATTAGCTTTGTAGTATGGAAATTCTTGCTTACGCCAGTAATTCTTATCATCACAGGCAATAATCATGGGACCGTATACGCTACCAAACTTCTGGTTGTAGAGGCGTAACGAGTTGAGGATCATATGACGTACCAACCCCTCCTCCACAACTAGATCAGTGTGGTTACCAACCTGCATCATTAGATTTGATATACAGATCTGATTGAAGTCCACTAGAATAATTTTATCACCCGTTATAGTCAATACGTTTGATGTCTTTTAGCATAGATGTCAGGAGATTGATCCACTGATTCTTCCTGTTAGGCCATCCATAAAAAGCATCCGTGTACGCTTTCTGAGCAAGCAACGTTTTTTGTACATCATTCTCAGTATACATCTCAATGGCGCTGGAAGTCAACTCTACTATACTTCTAATGTGATCACGTTCATTATCCTGCCACTGATACATCCACGTCCAGTTGGATGCAGTCTCATACAGAGCTCCATAGTTAGGATGAATACAAAATACTCCAGCCGACATAGCCTCAATTAGACTGATACAAGATGTCTCAAGCCAGGTATTAGGATACAAGTAGAAGTGAGCTTGCTGTAGAGCAGATCGAACCTCATCATTAGGAACTGATCCGTGATAGGTAATCTTTGGGTGGTTCTTGCAGAACTCAAACAGTTCTTTGTATGGTTCATCTCTTTGTTCCCATCCATAGATCTTGAAGCTGGAGTATACATCCAGTTCAATATTATCATACTTCTTGGATAGCATATCAAACGCAGGAAGGAGGAGATTTAGTCCTCTATGAGGAGTAGTGTGGTAGATGAATTTGATCTTGTCCGTAGGTTTCTGAATATACGGAATAGGCTCAATAGCATTATGTAGCACAATACACTTGTACCACGGAAGACCGTAGTGCTTTTGATATGCTTGCATCTGCCAATTAGATACAAATACTAACTTATCAAAACGATTCCATCCTCCGTTGCGAAGGTGTTCCGATTCGGGATCGCCAGGTAAGTCATGTAGATAGTAAATCTTAATCTTCGTGTCATCCACTTCGCGAACTCTGGAAGGAATGATTTGAAAATACTGCATTAGGTCTTTAGGAATGTTACTATGGAGAGCCTCAAGCATTAGCTCAGTACCACCCTTCGCATTCACAGACAACTCATTAGTTTCCATTATTACTCACCACTATCAGAATCACGTTTAGACTTAATAGATTGCTTCTTGGCATTCTCAAAAGATACCTGAGCGTCAATCATTAATCGCTTATAATCAGCTCGCTTCTGAGCATCAGTAAACAATGCCAGCGACCGTTTAACTTCCTTTTTGAGATTAAAGCTATCTCGTGTTTTAACCATTATCTATTCTCCATTTTCTGTAAATAATTCCAAGTATCTTTCCAACCTCTCACCTCAATCACGGTAGATCTACCCTTACTGCTATCTATATAGTTGCGCTTCAAAGCTTCTCCAAGAGGATAGTCATTGCCCCCTGATTTCATCTGATCTCCAAAGAAGTACACATTAGTACCGGGTTCAACAAAGTACTGAGCAATCTGACCCTTATCCTTCTTTGGCTCCATAAGATCAATACCAGTCTCTCCAGCCACTTGAGCAACAGCAATGCCTTCAAACTTCTTATTGAACAAGTCAGCAATCCGCTTTCGCTCGCTATTCTTTTTATCAAATTCAACATACTTAGCTCGTTGATCTTTATCAGCAGCTCTACCAACTACACTGAAGTTAACAAGTCCAGTTCGAATCTCAATGTGTCTGCCAACCTTGCCAGTAAAAAGACTTTTGAACAACTGCTCGTTGAGCCATGATATTTGAGGCTCTTTGAGGGTCCAATCACTCTTGTACTTGAGTTGTCCCTTCACATAAATAGCATTGCCTGCGCAGGAAAACACGGCATCTACACTGTTAAGAATATCGTTATTAACTTGTTCTTGAGTTTTTGAGTAGTCGCTACCAGATGCAAGATATACTTCCTTGCTACCTCGTTTTAACCAGTCTTTGAACCACTTGCGGAATGCAGTATCCATTGGAGCTCGACTATCCGTTAATGTTCCATCTACATCAAAAATAAATACGTTTTTCATATCAGTCAATTATAATATTAAAAGGATCACCATGTTAAATATGTACAACTATCCACCAATGCCTACTATAACTGATGTTATAGCAAAAGGTCAACAGTTCTGCTGCGAGTTTGTTGATCTCAAGAGAAATGGGTTTCATCACTATACCAAGGCATTGAACAATATGACTGGTGGCTTTTGGAAGCCAATGCTAGATCAATCTGATAAACAAATATCCGATCTTGCTGATAGTATGAAATTAACAATTCGACTTAAATAGGAGACAATGCATGGCAGAAGAAAAGAAACTCCCTTCCCGATCAGAACGAGAAGCTACTATTAAGGATAAAGCTGGGTGGGTTATCACCGTCCTGGCTGCTCTACTGGCAATTAACACTCTTGTTGGTGGAGGCAATAGTAGTAAGATTCTCAACAACACTATTGCAGCTAACGATACTTGGTCTTTCTATCAAGCAAAGAGTATCAAACAAACTGCTTACGATCTAGCATCTCAGCAAACTAGCAACAAAGAACTTTCCAAGAAGTGGAAAGAAAAAGCTGACTCTTACGAATCTGACCCTAAGACTGGGGAAGGTAAGAAGGAGTTGATGGAGAAAGCTAGAAAGTTGGAAGCAGAGCGAACAGATGCAAAAGCTCGTTCCCCGTGGTTCACGTATTCTGGTTCGTTATTACAGATTGCAATTGTTCTGTTGACTGCCAGTATCCTCGCTGTTAATATGGTTTTATTCTGGGCAAGTATTGGTGTGGGTAGTACAGCTATCCTTCTCATGACCCAAGCACTATGGTTATGGGTACCCTTTATGAGGTAGTAAATGGATCCAATCACAGCCTTTGCGCTAGCGCAAGGGGCTTTGAAAGCAATACGTTCAGGTGTAGAATTTTATAAAGAATGTCAGTCAGCAGCAGCAGATGTATCAGAGATAACTTCGGAAATCTCTGGTAACATCGGCAAGTTTTTAGATGCTAAGACAGTGGTTCAAGATGCAGCTATCAAGGCCAAAAAAGATAGTGAAGACCCTAGCAATGCTGGGAACATAAACTCCCAAGCTCTTAACAATGTTATGATGCAGATGCAGCTCGAAAACGCAGAGAAGGAATTGCGTGAGATGCTAGTGTACCAAACTCCAGGTCTGGGTGCTGTATGGTCTAGATTTGAAGAGGAAAGAAATAGATTATTTGAAATACAAAAAGCTCACAGAGAAAGAGAAGAGCGAGCTGCAGAACAGGCACGTCACCAAGCTGCAAAAAAAGCAGCATTACGCAGAGAGCAGATGAAGCGGATGTGGCACGATGCTCATTGGACTGTTACAATAGCTGTTATAATTCTGATGTATCTGGGTAGTATGTTCTTAATTGTTCAGGATAGAATTGAACAACATCCAGAATTAGGTAGCTGCTTTATACCTCGAGGATCTCCAGGATATAGTACCTGGAGTACCTTGAGATGGGTAAGCTGTGAAGTCAATTAATTACAAATAACCAAGATCAAACAGGACGTTGGTAATATTTGATCCCTTTATCACCTTGAGCAGCCCTTGTGGCTGCTCTTCTTTTTTGTGAACGCATAGCACATTAGACTCAAATCTAATATCAAGATTGGAGTCGTTAAGTTGATAATTTTCTTCTTCCCACACATTCTTAGACTGTTTGTTAAAGTTATTAGGGTTGTGCTTAGGATATACATGCCAGTACATTTCATAGTCCAGCGATGAGAGTTTTTCCAGAAGAGAGTCATTCCCTTTCTTGTTGTTAAACTCAACATACATCATAGGTCGGTGTTTGTCTAAGAGCTTCTTTCCACCGCTAAGAACCTCTTCCTCATGCCCCTCAACATCAAGTTTAATAAAATCAAATTTACCATAATCTATCAACGAATCTAACATAATACAATTAGTGAGGATGCCGTTGTTGATGTCGGAATTAATCTTGAACTCCCCATAGTTAATTTTTTCACCATGAAAGGGGTTAATGTTAGTCATACTCAGCTGCTTAGTCTCGGAACTACAAGCAGCATGCATTGGAATTGCGTTAAAGCATCCATTGAGCAGTATATTAGTGGCCAAGATCTCAAAGATGAATATTTGGGGTTCTACAGATACCACTCGTCCTTGGTTACACTTTTTAGAAAAGTATACTGAGTGGGTTCCTATATTTGCACCAATATCAATGACGTTTGAAGTTGGTGTAAGGAGGTGGTCAAATAGATCAAACTCTTGCTGTGCCCACTCACCATAGTAGTGAAGACAGGCTCCAATAGGATCGTCGTTGCGAAAGAACAAGAACTGACCGTATTTTGCTTGAGCTGATGCCAGAAGGTTGTTTGGATTGTTCATGATATATGTGTTGGTTGCGGGGGGTGGACTCGCACCACCGACCCCGGGATTATGAGTCCCGTGTTCTACTGCTGAACTACCCCGCGATTGGTAGTTGTAAATGTTTCCTGTGCACTTTGCACATGATCCATGAGTTGTAGTATTTAGTAGGGTTCAAAAGAACATCAAATTCATATTGATACTTGGCCTCGTAATAGGAGCACTCACCTTTGTTCTTACACATCTTCAGAACTTCTCTTGTGAATCTATCCTTACCAATTGATTCAACATCGTTTAAAAGTTCATCACTTGACCCATAGTATTCCTGCCAGTCTGACTCTGCCTTAAACTTCTTCTTCTTACCCTTAACCTGTCTCTGCTTCATGCTATAGAATAACTTCTTACCTATGTACTCTCTGCCAGACTCTGTGTTAGTTATCCTGTATACAAAGCCATAGGATCCTTCAGGAATAATTATACATGGTTCATTATTAAAGGTCCACATTAACTATTGTCTTCGTCAAAAAACTCTTCTTCTAATTCATCATCATGATCAGAATCAATTACAGAGCCACAATATGGGCAGAAAGATATCTCTTCATCAATATTATATCCATCCACAGAAAACTCTGCGTCACACATTCTACACAGCTGGGGATCAACTTCTTCTCTCATAACCTCTCCTTAAATTGAATCATTGCATACTCGTAAGTATAGCTTGTTTCTTGCGGTACCGGGCGTTGCCACCTCAATCACATATTCCTCAAATTGCATTTGCTGAATGAATACTATCTCCTCTGTATCCATTGCATACACGTTTGCAAGTAATGATATCTTTTGATCAGAGCAACCAATAACACCGCGGGTATATATCTTCTTTACTGGTCGTTGAATAGCTGGGAATATTCCGTACTCTTTGTACCACGTCATAGTGTACACTTCAAATAGCTCATCTTTATCCTTGCTAACATGAGCGGTTTTATTTACCCAAAAGGTATAGGTTGGTTCATCAGACACAAGTTGCCACTCAGACTGGTCAAAATCCATTAGTTGATTGCCAACTTCGTTAGGTACAGACTTTAATTGGAAAGTACTTTCTGCCACACCGTTCATACTTATCAGTAATAGAAATAACATTACTAGCTTTTTCATGGTAGCCTCCTGTCAAGATTTAGTATATATATTTTACACTAAAGCAAAAAAAAGCCACCCGAAGGTGGCTAGTTATTTCCAATACCTAGAGTAATCTAATCTATCCCAATACCCTTTGTTGTTACGATTAATAAAATTCTTGATTAGGTAGGTGGCCATGCCCAGATAACCCATTTTCTTAAACCTACGTGAATCTTGTCCAAAATGATGATGCTACGGTATTTTTTTTCATTGTAGGTCTGGTTACGGATCCAGAGTCACCTTATCATTGTGACCGATTTTCATATTACTTGACTTTAATTAGAAGCTTATTTGACTTCTTAACATAACTGCTTTTTCACCAGTTACTCTACTGCCTGACGCACCCACTGGGGCATTGAATTTAGTATCTACATAATTGACCATGAATCGAACATTGTCATTCAAGAACCAAGTAATACCGTATGTCATTGCTGTGGCTTGATTCGCTTTACCTGCTACTACAGCAATGCTTTCAGCATCAAACTCACTGGATCTGATACCTACTTGCCATGCTCCGGGACCACCACTGGTAAATGCGTTGTTTGGTTTAATCCAACCAAATGTACCATCTTTGTAAACGTGACTTTCTCCAGTTAAATTGTATACCAACTGAACATAGTTACCTTTTACTTCTTGATTGGATCCTGTAGCCAGGTCATATTTGTAATTAAATTGTTCTCCCTGTACTTTCAATCCTTTCCAAGCAAACGCTGCCTCAATACCTTGGCGTGTTCTTGCAGTATCGCCACTTAGAGCTGGCCCTGTGAACCAAGCACTTTGTTGACGAGCTTCAGTACGACCACTGGAAGGAGTTACTCCAGTCTTTACATCACCAGTACTGTATGCTGCACCCAAATGAGCCACAAAGTCTTTGTTCTGAATCAACTCAGCAAAGTTTGTGGTCACACGTCCAATGATATCTACACCATCTACAGTGGCAGTCTTGTTGGCACGACCACGACTTGCAGCCAGGGCATATGTTATACCTGCCCTAGGCACACCATGCAACATAATGCCTGTTTCTTTAGCTGGAATAAACTCACCTTCAGTTTGTCCAATTAGGCTACGCTCCATAAAGTCAATGTTGTTGGAGCTAGTCAATTGTTCTAGACTAAACGGCATTTTGAAAGTACCAAACTGAAGTTGCATTACAGGATTGGCTGCATAATTGACCCAGAACTCATCAATTGTGGATGTAGTGGAACTTGCACCAACATCATTTCCAAAGTTTGCTAACAATTGGTATTTGAAGTCTTTGGCAATCTGTCCTCTGACTCCAAAGCGACCACGTCTAACTTCTAATGCATCTTGATATGAATCTGTGGTTTGACCTGCACCGTAGACTGGACTATAACTTCTATAATCCATATGAATTCTACCTGTGAATTGTGCAGTGGTATTTCCGTCCTTGGATTTGATTCC